TGAGTTTATTTTATAAAATAATAAAATTATCATATTGTAAATGGAAGATTTACCTGAAATAACGATATGTGTTCCCACTTACAATAGATCCAAGTTTTTACCTTTATTTCTTATGAATGTAAAGTCGCAGTCGTATCCCCACACCAAGTTGAAACTAATCATAGATGACGACGGCGATGAACCATTCATAAGTGATATAGATGAAGTTAGAAGAGCATTACATCCCATTCCAGTTCAGTATATCAAAGACAAACCAAGAAGGTCTATTGGTAAAAAGCGGAATGATATAGTCAAGGTAGCAGATACAAAGATAGTATGTTTTATGGATGATGATGATGTATACATGCCTACGTATATACAACACTCATATAAGATAATGAAGGAAGGCAAGTTTGGTTGTGTTGGCACAGATTGTATGTTGTTCTGTATGACAGATAAGAACTTTGATGTTCATATGATTGACTGCGGTAGACAGGCAAGACAACTACATGAGGCAACAATGATGATGACCAAAAAGTGGTTTAGAGCATCAGGTGGTTTCGCCACAAAAGGATATGGTGAGGGAAAACAAATGTTTGACGGAGGTATGGATAAATTGGTTGGATTTACTGATATTAGAGCAGTAATGCTTTGTGTTCAGCACTCTGCTAACTCTGTGGAGAAGTTACAATTCGCCAAGGAGGAAAATAAAATAGATGTAGAGATACACGAAGAGTTGATTAATATTTTAAAAACGATACTAGGATAATTTTATTTGTGTATATAAATGGTCCTTCCGCAAAAGAATTTGAATATGACAGGTCCAGAGATGAAAGAATTCATAAGGAAAAATAACTTGAACAAGAAACACAAAGATATAAAACTATCAGTGAGTGTTCCAGAAATGCGTGCCTCATTGGAAAAGCACGGATATTCTACCAAGAAAACTTCAAGAAAAATTCTTACTAAACAGCAGAGTGTTCCCACATCCAAAAAGGAAAATACCCTTTCAAGACAGAAGAGTGCTCCCGTTAGAAGTAAACCTAAATCTATTGGAGATGCTCCGAAACCTAAAGAACCCAAGAAGGAAGAACCTAAATCAAGGACACTGATGAAGATCGCTAACATTCAAAAACCAAAGTCAGGTGAATCCCAATACATTCTAAAAATAGCAACCATTGAAAAACAAGGTTTTGATCCTATTAGAATGAATGAACTTATTAAGGTAGATGGTTGGACTGCTTTTAAATCAACTGAAAAAGATCCAATACAAGGCGGTCCCATAGTAGTTCATCTATTTAAAAATACAGATGATGATGAAAGTGATGTAAGGGGTGAAGTTAAAAATGCCTTCGCTGGAATGGATCCCAAGAAAAGAAAGATTTTAATTGGCAAGAAGTGATGCGTTTATTTAAACATAATAATAATATAAGATATATTATAAAAATGGATGAACTACATTTGTATACCGATGAGGAACTCGCCAACATACTAACACAATACAAGAAGCAGAGGGAAAGAGTGAAGAAGAACTATGAAAAGATTAAGGATACAGATCAATGGAAAGAGCGCAACAGAGCAAATGCCAAGACTTACTACCATAAACACAAAGATGAATTTAAGGAAAGGTATCAAGAAGATGCCGAATTCAATAGGGCAAGATCTTCTTTCTACTATTACAAAAAGCAAAACAGATTACAAGATTTTATGTTTAAGTATCCTGGAAGGATGGAGACATTGATTAACAGGGACTATTTTAGAGACCAAAATCCATTCTTGTCAATAGTGACACCAGATAATGATTCTTCTTCAGCAGAACCTTCGTCCTCTGAATAAATTTCTTTTTTATTTGTTACAGGAGGGACATAGTCATCGTCCGCTCCCTTTTCAAGCGACTTTATTAATTCAAACTTTTCAAGTGATTTAAGTAAGTCTATTAATTCATCATAAGTCTTTTTCTTCAACTCAATGAACATTTTATTTAGACAACATTTTATTTTCATATACTCGCAGCAATCTTCTTCGTTCTAAAAGGTTCTTCCAACTATAATCCAAGTTAAGTCTGTTCCGTATATGTATCTGTGTTGATATATGAACTCTTAAAAGGTAATAGTAATACATTTACATAATATACAATATTTTATTTCTGCGATTTCTTAATATCGTTGTGTGCCTTTTGAATTGTCATTCCCTTTCGCATACGAGTCATCATCTTCATACGATGGGACTTCGCTTCGCTTCCAGTAAGTCCTGACTTCTTCATATGCTTATTTAAATCTGCTTTCTGCTTATCAGTCATCTTTGTAGATGATCGTTTTGTTGCTGGTGCTGGTGCTGGTGCTGGTTCTGGTGCTGGTGGTGAATCGTCGCCGTAACTTGACATTTACGATTTACATACAAAAAAATTATCCTAAAATAAAAAAACTTATAATTAGTAAATGAACTCTTATACAGATACTCGTATAATTGAGTGTGCCAGACTACATAGTGAGGAAGCGCTATCAGGTAATGATGAAAACTATAGTCTGTGGACTAATAACCTTACAGATATTATTCATTTAGATCCAGGTGATCAAGTATCATTACATGGTGCGATGGTCAGTGAAAGAGGCGCTGGACAATCCCAAAGTATTGAAATCAAAGGTGAGTCATTAGGTTTCAAGAAGACTTTTACTTTTAGTGAGACTAAATCATTGGGGAATGCTTGTGAAGATATTCCAGTAGGTAACACATACCTATCTAGCAATGTATCTTCCAAGGAAGTTGATATGAGGGATGATACTGCTGTATTCCAGATAAGTTATTACATTACTGCTGATGGACACAATTACATACAATTACCAAGAAGATTTTGGTGGAGGGATAATGCTTCCCCACAATCCCTAAATTTTACAAATCAAGATATTGGTGTTGGTTCTACATCCTCCCAGGACTCTGGTAGATCATTATGGGATCCATTTAATGCCAGTCAAGGGACTTCAAATACATATGCCGATCCCTTACAATACTTTGATGACTTCTACCAGCACGGAGATAACAGATATGCTTATTGTAATCAACTCAACAATGGTCGTAGATATACTCTTATGATAAGAGATAATTCATATTATAGTGAAGAAAGTGCCAGTGGTAATCTTCCACAAAGATATTTGAGGGATCCTGAAAATGCTGTATATCATAGATACACCGAAGTCAAAGAGATACAAGTTGATAAAGGTTTTAACTCCCCAGACTACATAGCAACAGATGTTACTAGGAAACTACAAGATGTTCTTGAAGAGAAAACATTTGAGGTAAGGGTACCAGATGATCTAACATACAATGCTAGTCGCCCAGGATTCCCCATAAAACAATACAAGACGTATACTACAGAAACTTATAAACCATTTGATGTCGCTTGGATTTATAGTACTGATATTAAGGCAGATTTCGGTCATTACATTAATAATGGTTCTGCTCCAAATAATGGTTCAGGTTATGGATGGTTAAGTCAATACCACATTACAGCATGTCTTCGCCCCGAACTATATGAAACAGGTAGATTGATTAATATGTCGGGGGATGAAGATCGTGGTATATTAGGAGCAGAGTTAAAACAAGCAATCGCTCCTGCCAGTTTATATATCATTACAAGTATACTATATCAAAAGGAGTATATTGATAAGTTCAGGGATTTTATAAGAGCGCAAGAGAAATATCCTGAAATATTTGATATCTTACAAGATAGTCGCACACCATACAATAATGATGATAATTTTACTAATTGTAGGTTCTTCCATATGAATAGATATGATAATGCCAGTTCTACACTTGATCCCACTGATGCGAGTGGTGTTAAGGCACAATTAGGTTGGGGAGGATACGTTCAACCATCTTGGAGATCTAATACAACACCACTACAATTAGGAGCAGTATTAGTTCCATTTGTTTATGATGATGCTCAAAGGGATCAATACTATGATGATCCAAATGATAATCTTAATCAACTTACATATGGTTGTTTCGCCAAGGAAACAATCGGTGGTGTTGATTACTTGAAAGTCAAAATGACACCATACAATATGTATTTCAATCCACTATTTGAAAAATACCTTCGCCAGAATGCTAGGGAGGGCGCACCTGGTCTTGTAGAAGCAGGTAGAAAGTTAGGATTTGATTTACATTTCAATTCAATGGGAAACTGCTGGATATTACCATTTTCAGGTCATACTCCAAGACCTAACTCATTTAACGGAGCAGCGGCTCTTATAAGTTTCAGCAGAATGTTTGCTAATCAGCAAATGATTGATAGTGGTGCTCAAAGCGGACAATACAATATATTACTTCCACATTTATCCCGATTATATGTGGGTGCCGACTCCCCGAAACTAAATTGGGACGGAACACATTTTTCATTTAGTGATTTACATACAGCACTCAATAGAGGTAATGATATAAGAGCAGATGTTCCTTGGCAGATTGGTAGAATTGGAGATGTAACCGCCCTTGATTCCGCGGGAGATGTAGTCTACAAGATCAATCCAGCGGAACAATATAGTGATTGGAGTCCTGTTAGAATGCCTTATGTAGATCATAAGACGCTATACACAAATGCCAGTCATATACCACAATACGCATATGAAGTAAATGCTTTCAATACAAATCTTACTCCGTGGCAGATATATGATGCTCCATGTGGTATATTCATTGAAGACTTCAATTTAACTGAAGATGAATGGGAAGGTTCATTCTGGTCAAGACTTGGTTTTAGTTACAGACAATTCCATAATCCAACTAATACACGATTGGATAGGATACAGAAAGGTAATGCTAATTATGTTTCAGTTCTTACCACTAATTCAGAGGTAGATGAAGGGGATACAAAAATACAAATTCAAAACTTATTCAAAGCGCCAATGTATACCACTATGATACCCAGAGGAGGAACACTCAAATCAATTGATGAAGGTAGTCCTACTACATCAACTGATAAAGTAGCATATCTTCCTGAAATCATACAGAAAACAGAAAGTATTAAGTTAATCGCCGATAACTTACCAACTCGTATGATAAGAGGTTACTACACTATCAGGACTAATATCTTACAAGATAACCCATTTATTGGAGGTAAAAAAAATAATACAATTATGCCTATTATCGCTGTCATTGATAAGATCAATGGTGATGGGGACTTCTACTTTCAACAAGATAGTTCATTAGTATTTACCATTACCAAACCATTAAGACTCGCATCTATTACATGTAGTATTAATGATCCAGATGGTTCCCTAGCAAATACTAATGAACAAAATACTATTCTATTTAAGGTCGTAAAACAAAAACAAGTTACATTTAACGTATTACAAGAACTATTACAACAACAACAGGGTAATCAACCTAGGATGTAGACTGACACCAATCCATAAATGACTTCATAACATATTTGGGAACTTCGTAGGCATTGATCTTCGCTTCTTCAAAGGATATGAACTTACCCCTTCCGTATCCATCATATGACCACCAACCATACTTTTCCCTTTCTTCTTTTTCTTTATCCGCCTTACGCTGTATTGCCGCTTGTTCTTCTTCATACTTCTTCTGTCTTTCCTTCGCTTCCTCCTTTTGTTTGCGATAGAGTGCTTTGTCCTTTCCCATTTTAAGAGTTAGTGTTTGTTTTGATACTTTCTTTCAAAACCAACTTTCAAATTTTAGGTAAAGGATTTAAATATTATCATACATAAATGGTAAAGAAGTATGACAAGGTTATCATCAAAGCGAGCACTAATCCACAGAAGAAACTTGATGCGGTATTTAGTAACACAAAAGGCGGTAGGTCTAAAACGATATCCTTTGGAGCGAAGAACATGGATGACTACACTATTACAAAGAACAAGGAACAAAGGGCAAGGTATAGGTCGCGCCACAAAAAAGACCTTCAAACAGGTGATCCCACAAGAGCAGGTTACTTATCGTGGTATATACTTTGGGGCAATAGCACGAGCAGAAGAGAAAATATAGCATCTTACAAGAAAAGGTTTGGTTTCAAGTAGTCTTTACCTCAAATTTGAAAGTTGGTTTTGAAAGAAAGTATCAAAACAAACAAGAGCATTACAAGAGTATATTACGAGTATCAACACATCGCACATGGACTTCCACACTTTCTGCGAACAGCACATGGCGGTCTTGGAGGACTTGGATCATGAGGAGGTGTGTAGGCAAGCAGTCATGTCAGAGTGGGAGCGGCGGCAAAACGAGGCAAAGGTCAAGGAACTACAGAAGAATGCGATGACTTCTGTAACTCGGTTGAACAAGAAGATCAAGGAGCAGCGCACCAAGATCAAGAAGTTGGAGGAGCGGGTGGTGGAACTTGTTAAGGATAATGCCGATGTCAATGCGGAAGAGCAGGTAAAAGCGCAGAGTCAGTGCGACGAGTTGATGGATGTCATTGAGCAGTGTTATGGTGGTGGTTGGGATGAGTTCATCAAACAAGTATCATATGATGGTGTTATGCGATTGAAGGGTGTGGGTTTTGAAGATATGTATCTGCGCGCCCCGAGGGAAGATGAAAAAGATGAAGATCAGTAGTGTAGTTGGTTATCATCTAGTTTGTAGGTAGAATAGGTAAATCCCTTTTTAGCATCTTGAATATGTAGTGTAGCAGGAGCAGGATAGATAAAGTCAGTAATAATACCTTTTTTTTGTAGTTCCCAGAACATTACATCTATTGCCCTATATTTCTTATCTTTGTAATGCGTATTAATAGCGTCAAGTATTTCTTGCGCGACTTCTTTATTTGGTATATAATAAGCACATGCGTGAGTTATTCTATACTCATTTGTATCTATCTTCTTTGGATTGATTACATTCATATTAAGGGAGTTCTGTATTTTAGGTTTCTTGGTTCTAGGAAATGTATTGTAATCCTTTACAAGTGGAGAGTTAATCTGTCCACCAAAGTAAGTAAATCCCTTACATACCCTTGTATGTTCAAAAGCATACTGGTGATCTTCAATAATACAATCATCTTCTAACACCAGAACATTACGTAAGTCTTCATCTATTATTTTTTGTATCATACCAAGATGGGATAAGCAACACGCTGTAATCTTCTTTCGCAGGGGCATCTTACAATTATGCCTGAAGTTAAGTCTTTCAGTATCTTCCTCCGATAGACTTTCCCACCAAATAGCATCATACATAATATAACGATTGTCATACTTGTCTGCTCTGTCAGGATAAGCATTAATAACGTAAATGTTCATTTATTTAGGATAATATTTTTATTTATTTATTTAAACACAGCAATGAAATATTTCATTTTGACATACGAAGACAATTTTGATTTTGCGTTACAAACCAAGTATATATTATCCTATGATTGGGATATAGATGCTGAAATCATTGTAGGTCATAAGATTGATAATGAAAAGTATACCCTTTCATCAGTTATCATACATAACTGGGTAGAGTTTGTATTACCTAAATGTATACAATCTGGAGATGATTGTATCATATTTGAAGATGATGTTAGATTAGGTAAGTCATTAGATGATTTACCATTCAAACAAAATGATATAGTATGGTTTGGTTACAGAGGTATTAATCATGCTCATATTGTAGGAACACAAGGTGTATACTTCAAAAGGCATATCTTAAAAAATGTGTATGATAATTTTAGCACACGTAATCCAGTCCAAATTGATTTTGCGTTAACAAAATTTATACATAGAAAGGATACTCAACATTTCAAAATACATATACCAAAATTATCCTACTGCTATGAAAAGGAACACATATCCCTTATTAGTAAGCAAGAAGATTGGATCGGGAAGTATACAATCAATCCTTGGACATGTGATAAATGAACACAAAGTATGGATTTTAAGTCCAATGTGTAAAATCTTATAGTGGATTTGTAATCAGTTTAAAGGTGATTTGTATAATTTAAAAGGTGATATTATCAAAACAAAGGTGATAACACCAAAACACAGGTTTTAAGACATATGTTAAAAAGTTTTATATATGAAATCAAAAATAGAGATAATAGATATTCTTTGTATATATATACAGGAGGTTTAGTGAAGGAGGGCAAAATGCGTGTTTCTGCGTTTTGCCCTTTCATTTCCACATATTTACTTTGAAGTGCTTACATTCGCCTTTTAAAAAAAGATATATTGCCTTCTGGATTTTACATAAAATCAAAAATACATTTCTTTGTGTAAAAATACTTAAAAAGATATTAGTTGTATATATCATGAAGAAACCTGTTAATTTTACTTTTGATTTAGATGTTGCTGCGATAACATTGTTGAACCATTACAAAGATGGTGAGTTTGCGTATGAAGATGGAGAGAAGAAGACTGATAAGCAACGTAACTTAAAACGAGATTTTAAGGCATGTTTGGATAATATGACTGAACACAATGAACTATTTAGAAAGACATTCTGTGAAGCATTAAATGATCTATTTACTACTTGTGATGTAACAAGAGTAAATAGACTAAAAGAAGAAAATAAAACTCTACGGAAGCAGAGAGATACATTACAAGAAGAAAAGGATAATCGTAAGGCATGTTATCTTGCTCAAGAACAAGATTCTTGGAGAGATGAATACTTCGCAACAATGCGGGAGAGTGATGCTCAAACTATTAATACATTACGTAACTCTATTAAGCAATGTCGTAAAGATGTTGATGAATTAAGTGATTACAAGAGATTATATAACCAAGCACCTAAAAAGGAAGATCTTGATAATTTAAGAGATATCAATCGCGATCTTAACACAAAGTTGTATAAGGCAAATCAACAACTAAATAAGATGAGTAAACCTAAAGATCCTGAACTTCAAAAGAAGATTGAAGCAAAGCGTAAGCAAATGGAGAAAGATAAAAAAGAGTTAGAGTTAATGATGTCGCAAAGTAATAGCGAAGATAGTATTAGTGATTGTTGTATTACTGACTCTGAAACGGATGAAGACTAGATCTTAATTCAGTAAACATCTTTTCATAGAAATCTGCCTTTTCCTTTTCTTGGTTCATCATATGATTTGTCTTTTGTAGTAACGTATTTGTTTCATCGCATAACCTTTCCCACGCTTCTTTACTTTCCAATAATTGTTTAGATCCAGTCTTAAACAATTCTAATTCCTTTTTTAACTTTTTATTTTCTTCCCGATAACATTTACCTAAATCTTCAATGTCATCGCCTACACTCTTTTCCTTTTTCAATTCTTCTTTCAACTTATCATAATGATAATGCGAATGATCCAATTGTGCCATTAAATCATCCCTTTCATTTGTAAACATTAGATCTTGTTCCTTGAGTTGTTCTTTCAACTTCTTGTTTTCCATAGTCAAATGATGGATATGGTCAATAAACTTGTTCATTCCAGGGATCAGTTCGTTATCTTTCAATGCTTCAATATCGCTCATACTTATTATATTTTATTAATCTATTTATATGCTTAAATAGTTTTGTATTTATTTCTTACCACCCATTTCAAAGATCTTGTTTGGTTCTATCCTTGGACGCTCATTTGCCTTTGCTACATCATGTTGACACTTCTGGCAATAACTGGGAGTCTTTGGATCTAATTGTGGTTTAGTCTTTGTTCTTCCCCTTTTTTTCTTACCTCTTGAATTATACTTGTAAGAGTTATGTGGCATTTATTTTTACTTTTAAAATAATTGTTGTCTTAAAAAAATATTTTATTCGTATAAATGAGTCTTGTTATATGTAGTAATCAGGATAGCGATGGCGCTGCCCAAGGAAATACACAATCTGTGAACGATGCTTTCGCATTTAGGAATGAACTATCATCTACAATGACTATTCCAGCAAATAGTCAAGTTGCTTTACAATCAGTAAAAGTCAATGTAGATGGTCGTGTAACATTGGGAAAAGATAATAGTAGATTTTATACATACTTCGGCGATATAGATCAACCAGAAAACGAAGATGTTACTTCTGCTCCTGTAAGAGTTGATTTAATTGAAGAAGGAGATAATGAAGTAAAAGAATTAACTAAAAGTGATTTCGCAAGTTTAGTTCAAGACAGAGTAAGGTTAAATACATTTCATCCTCAACAAAAGGGACAATTCAAATGTGATACATATTTAGATGGAGATAAGAAGTTCAAAGGATTTAAGTTTACATTTGATCAAAATAATGTAAGCACATCTGTTGAAGTAACTGGCGGGGATCAATTTAGTAATATAGAATATACGAATGCCAGTCAATTTGTATTTAACTCTTCCACTCTTACAAGAGTTGCTGGTGCGCAAGAACCAAACGCAGTAATATTCAAGAATAAACCTATGTCATTGGCAGAAGGATCTAAATTCCGTGTGAACATATCTGGAACTGGTAATGCCAATGCCTCTGGAGTTCCGTGGAGTGTTGGATTGTCAAGATTTTCAAATGGTGAAAGTGAAAGGACTGGTGGTGGATTTATAGGTCCTAATTATTGGGACTGGGGCAAGGAAGATGGAGCGCCTCCTTATACACACCAGACTCTTGGTTTCTGTGATTTTGCTGTATCAAGAAATAGTCAAAATGAATTAGTTGTAACTAATCAAAGATGGTCTACTACACACAATTGTCTTGTAGAAGTTGAAGTTGAATACTATGATAGTGACAATAGTGATTTTACTGGTGCTGGAAGGTTCAATCTTGCCAACGGATCTGATTTTGAACAATATACAAAGGTTGAATTCAAGGTTGATGGTGAAAATATTGGAGCATATTTATATCATAATGGATCTAGTGAATTAAGAAAGATATGTGATTATGCTGCTCAGGATTTAGCATTGGAATACTTCAAACCTATCAATCAAGCATGTTGGTGTCTTCATCCTGTCTTGGGTGTTGGTTCAAGTGGTAACTCATCTACATCAACACTACATATAGAACATTTCAGTGGTCTGGAAATAACTGGATATGATCCTACAACCAAATTCAAAGGTGGTTGGTTTGAGACTATGGAACTGATTGGTGGATCTGCTCTTCAGCAATGTATGGAACTGGAACAGCGACCATGGAACCTAAATACAGGAAATGATGAATATGTGATAAGAACTACTAATGGTAGTGGTGGAGTTGATTACAGCAATGTATTAATATTACAGGAAGATATAACTGGATCATATAGTCCTACAACAGGGGCAAATGCTCTGCGATCCCTTGGATTTGAAAAAGGTATTATTGATACTCCTGTTACGGAAAATGAAAGTGAACAGATCTTTCAATCAACAACAATTCCAGATCTATCAACTACACAGGCAATGTTCGTGAAACTTAATAACTTCGGTTCCAAAGTAATGAATGCTCATAAAGGTAATAGATCCAATATCATATGTCATCTTCCAAGATTTGATAATGCCTTATCTACTGGACGTCTTCATTTTGAACCCAATAACCTGATATACATTGATCTTGATAACGCAGGTCCTTTACAAGTAAATGAGTTTGATATATCATTTAACTATGTAAATGAACAATATGCTCGTATCCTTACGGGACAATCAATAGTAGTCTTATACTTCAGGAAAAAACCAAAAGAATTAATGTAAATAAATAATTATCATTTTAGTGTAAAAATAATCTTTTTTAAGGTCTTTTTTTGTTGATTAATACAAAAATGCCTTCAAATCCTAAATTAATCCAGTTTAACTTTGAAGAAGATAAAGACCCTGTAACAGGGGAAGTAAATCCTAACTTTGTGTATGATGATGATGATGTAGAAGAACAGATACTGGAAGATGAACCGAGTAAGTTAAAGGTTCCTGATATAGCAAAACGGGAAATAGTAACTGAAGATGTGTTTGATATGCCAGATCTTGCTGTAATGCCTGATGAAGTAAAGAAGGATATTGATCTTGAAATGTCAGAGTTGGGAACTACATTGGAAAAGGAAAATAAAATCCAAAAGGAAGTTGTTAAGTCAGCAAGACCAAAGAAAGAACCTAAACTGAAGAAGAATGGTCAACCTCGTAAACCAATGTCAGAGGAACATAAGCGTAAATTAGCACTTGCTCGGGAAAAGGCGGCAGAAGGTCGTGAAAGGGCGAAGAAGAAAAGAGAAGAAGAGAAAGCAAGAGCAATGGAAGAAAAGGAGTTACTGAAGAAGAAGAAAGAAAAAGATTTTCAGCGATTGAAAAAGGAAGTTGAAGAAGATGAACCACCTATGAAGGTAGAAGTTAAACCTCCGCAGAAAGGTGGATATACAAAGGAAGATATGGAGCAGGCAACATTCAATGCTATCGCACAATATGAAATACTACGTAAGCAACGTAAGGAAGAAAAGCGTAAGGCAGAAGCAATTGAAAGGGAAAAGCAAGAAGTAATACATAAGTTAAAACCACAAACGGGATACAGGGCAAGACTTCCTAATGGAAGATTAATTAATCCATATGATGCGTGCTTTTAATTTAAAAATAAAATAATATGTTCTTTTAAATGGGATTTATTCTATCATGTTCTACGATACCATCAAGAGTGGATAAATTAGTTCATATAATTAAAAACACTACGCATTTACGTTATAAGTATTTTATTGTTAACGTGTGTGTGGAATACAAGCGATTCGGTAAATACAAAATATCAAAGGAACTCATTAAACTATCAAAATCTAACAAAAGGATAATTTTTAACATTGTAAATGATTTTGGTCCAATCTGTAAATTAATTGGAGCATTCAAAATAGTTTCCAAGTTACAACTCAACAAGTATGATAAAATTATCATAATTGATGATGATACGACCTACCACCCAGACCTCTTTTATGAATTAATAAATAATAAGACTAAAGATAATATTACTACTGGTTCTGGATTTGATTTTGAAAATGAACAATATAAGATAGTAGAAGGTAAGTGTGATGTATGTGAAGGGTATGGTGGTATATGTTTTGATATAGATCAGTTAGATGACTTCATACTTTGGTATGTAATGTTCTATAAGCATTTTAACTTCAAACAAGATGATGAAGTGTCAAAGTATTTACAAGCAAGTTTCCTAGGTGATGATTTTATTATATCAAATATTTATCCTAATAAGGAAGCGATACAACAAGGTCGTAGATATATCAATCCTCAACAATATGGATTTACCTCTGATGCTCTACACCAGAATAATGTGTTTGGGAGTAACATGGGTTCATATAAATACCTCAATGATAATATTGATGTGTTAAATTCCTTCAAAAACAAATATAGGTTAAATAAAAGCATACACGATGAAATACCTAGAATTCCTAGCACAACGAACTAATACATTCAAAGCGACAATGAACTGGATACACAATAACATTGAACCAAATAAGACATTTAATATAGTTGAATTAGGAACATCAAGATCCTTTAAGTCGTGGGGTATATCAAGCGATACAAGGAACTGGCATCCTAATGATCCTTCCAAATGGGCATGGAGCGATGGTTTCTTTACAAGATTATTCGCAGATAATATGGAAGGATACAATTTCAAGATATATAGTGTAGATCCTTGTGATCAGGCAGTAAGTGTATGTAAAGTAGTATGTGGGCATATCCCCGAAGTAAGTATACATCAAATGACATCAACAGAGTTCCTATCTAACTTTAACGAGAAAATAGATCTATTGTATATGGATCATTTGGAAAGTGGTAAGGAAGCATGTGATGTTCATTTACAAGATGCTAAATTGGTAGTTGAAAAGGATTTAATGAGTGATAAATCATTAATACTAATTGATGATACACCTGAAGGTAATACATTGAATAATTCAAAAGGTCATTTAAGTATACCATACCTACTATCGCAAGGATATGAAAAGGTATTACACGAATACCAATTGTTATTAAAGAAAGAATAAAATGTATGTATATGTAAATGCCAAAGAAAGCAAAGGGTCCCCAGATATTCAAAGTGCGCGATCCTCCCCCAGATAGTAAGTTTGATGATATCCACGAAAACCTACCACAGATGCCTTCATTAACACTAGTCATAGGGTCGGTCAGATCAGGTAAGTCAAATCTGTTGACAAATTTTTTTTGTAATCCTGAAATGTATAAGGATAAGTTTGACACTGTGAGGATAGTATCAACAACATTACATACAGATCATAAAGGTAAGATATTATCCAAGTATTTTGATTGTAGTGATGAGTATAATGATCAAATCATTGAAGATATAAAGAAGACACAGAGTGAATATGAAGATGAACTTCGCCCGACGTATGCTCTTGTGCTAGATGATGTCCTTACGCAAGATTTCAGTAAATCTAATGCCGTATCATTTTTCGCGACAAGATTTCGCCACTACATAGATATGTATGTAATTGCTACGCAGTCGTTCCGTGCTGTGAGTGGTCTTATCCGTAACAATGCTACGAATGTAATCGTATGTCGTTTACAGAATATGAAGGAAAGAGAGAAGGTTGCTGAAGAGTATGGTCCTATGGTGGGTGGGGAAGATAACTTCAATCAGTTGTATGATCAAATACATGGTAAACCATATCAGTATATGGTGATTGATTTACAATCAAATCCCGCCAGAGTGTTACGAAATTTTGAAGATGTAATGTGGGAAGGGAAACGCGAAGATTAAATTAATAAAATTATCATAAGAAAAAAATAACTATTAATAGAAAAATGGATTTATATGGTGGTGATACGCAAGCGATACAACTTGGTGCTTCCCGCAGAAGAGAAGTCAGCGATTTAAATGAACGTATATCCCAGCACAACAAAGATCTTGCTGATAATTTAGCAGGACTACAGGAAGGTATTAAAACACAGGCGACTATCCAGCAGGGTATCCAGACCGCACAGGGACTCTGGGGCGGTGCTGGTATGCCTGACAAGATAAAAGCATATCAAGATTGGAGAGCAGGTAAGACTGGTGGAACTAACCCAACCTCGGGCGCGACCAATACCCAGAAAGGAGTAACTGCTGGAGAAGACTTAACGGATTCAAATCAAGCAAAGGGATTGTTCGGTAAAGGTGTAAAGACTGGTGGTGGTGTTGAAAAAGTAGATACAAGTAATATTGAAGTTACTGCGAAGGATTATGATAGAGCGGGCAATGAAGTAACCGCAGGAGAAGATCTTGCTGAAACAGATAGAAGTCTTGGTGGAGCAGTTAAATCTGGTATATCAAGAGTAACTGGTGTTTCTTCCTCTGCTCTTGAAAGTGGATTAGAAACGGCGGGTAAGGGTTTAACAGGTATTGCTGCTGCTGGAACAATTGGTGAAGATTTATATAATGATTTCAAGAAAGGCGGTTGGGCATCTATGAACACTGGTGAAAAGATTGGAAATATATTACAGATTGGTGGTGCTGTAAGTGACATTGTTGGTATGGCATTCCCACCTGCTAAATTACTGGGCGGTATATTAGATGTAACGGCGGGAGTAACGGATGTAGTAAGCGAGAAGGTAGGAGAAGACACCCAGGAAAAGGACGCAGCAACTCAGGAGCAATCGCAGTTAGAACAGGGTGTAGGTCAAGAAGCAGTCCAGACACAAGTTACGGGACGCACACAATAAATTTTTTTTTCTTTATGTTAATTTTAATATTGTTAAATCTAAAATGAGTTTGTATTGGAGAGCAGATGACAATGTTAGAGTTGGTGAAACTAAAATATCAATTCCATCTGAAAATGGACTTGAATATACTCCTGGGCAGAAGATCCAGATGTATGTAGATGCTGGAACTAAATTCATGGACGGACGCGAAACCTACCTTCAAGCGGATTTTAAGATATCGTTACCCGCTGGCGCGACACCTACTCGTCTTCAGTTAGATAAAGTTGGTGGATCCCTGTTAATCAAGAATATCCGTATCTATGACGGAACTAGGGGCAATTTACTTGAAGAAGTATCATCATATGATACCTATGTAAGTGTTAAGTATGATTATGATAAAGATAAGAATTTAGAGAACTGGCGCGCCCTCCGTGAAGGATCTGCTGTTCATCAACCTGGTAATCGTGGGAGTGAAGGGACTTCCAAAACATCTATGGCAAATACACTAACTAATCCTTATTTCAAGAAAACCTCTGGAGATCAAAATGCCTCATTTAGTAATAGTGATTTCATTACCTGTAAGTTGAACCTCCCAATCCACACTGGTATCTTCGCCAATAGTGAAACAATCTTCCCTCTTATGTTAACACAGGGATTATACATTGAAATTGACCTCAATGATGCTGCTAGTGTCTTGAAGCAGTTAGATAGTGTGAACCGAGGCAATAGAACCAGATTGAATCCGTATTTCCATTCCCTCAATGGATCTACCGCGCCTGATGACTGGGCGAATGGTTCGGGAAGCAATACATTCTACGTATCAACTAAAAATAGCAATGTTGCTGTTAATCAGTTCCCATTTGTAGTTGGTGAAACGTTTAACTTCTGTTTGGATGATAACAATGGTTCAACTACTAATCTTTCAACAGGCGGTGCCACTGTGAGTGGAGAGATTAGTGAAATCAATTTATCATCTGCTGCGAATGGAAGTGCTGGACTAATTGAAATCAAGACTACTGCTACTCTTACAAATGCTGGTCAAAACATTTCAAGTCAAGAATATGTAATGTATTCTACTGCTGTTGAAGGTAAGAGTTCATATGATGCTTCATACACTCTATCAAATGTAAACCTAATTGTATCGCAAGTTCATTTAGATCCTGGATATGAACAGGGTATGATGAACAAAGTTCGTGAAGGTAAAGCAATTGAATTTGATATCATGTCATTAACCAACTACAAGCATAGTATTCTTTCAACTGATCGTCAAGTAACATTCCAGATCTTCGCCAACAATTCAAGAGCGAAGTCGTTGCTTGTTGTCCCAACGGACTCGTCAGTCTACAACTCCGCTGATCGTATCAGTGGTAATGGTGGATATGTTATCAAAGGCACAGCACCGAGCAATTCCAGTCAACCAACGAAGGATACGCAGGATGGATCTATTGTAAGTAATCGTGGTGGATATACTGGTATCAGCGACAGACTATCAAGTATTCAGTATACTATGAATGGTCGTCGTGTTCCATCAAGGGAAATATCTGTAAAGAAGATTGCTACGAAGAAATCTATTGATAGTTTTCATCTATATGAACTTGAGAAATGTCTTGACAATGCTGGTATCATACCTAAATCGTTCAGCGCTTTCCAAGATAACTTCTGCTTCGGTAGAGGTTTTGGTGTCCTCAATGGTGCTGCTGATCTTCGTGGAACGGACCTTGCTGTAATCCTTAAATACAACGAAACAGATGGTCCAACGAAAGGAAAATTATTCAACTCGTATGTATTCCACCTCCGTCGCTTGATGATTAAAGAAGGTGGAGTTGATGTTCAGTTTTAAAGAGTTTTTTTATTAATTTAATATTTATGAATCTTATATAAATACATTGTAAAATGACGTCAAGATATATAGAGATTCGCCCCGATAACATCCCTGCTGATGGTATTATTTCATTCAAGAATGGTTTCCCCGTTCTTTCATTTACCATATCTGCTCAAGAAGGTTTACTTGATCCACGAAGTGTCCGTATTGTAGGTGACTTCAAAGTATTCAAAGATAACCTTACTAATCCAACGCCAGTCCGTGATGGTGACAACCTTACAATGAACAATCGTCTAGGTATCTACAACATTATTGATAGTCTTACGATCCGTTCGCAGAGGTCTGCTTTGATCTGCGAGACGATTCGTCATTATGCTAAATTCATGAATTCCTACCTAGCGCTTACATCATCGCTCCAAGATCAAATGGGACACCTCCAAGAAACTTGCCTAATTTACCCAAATGCCGAAGCATTCCGTAAGAATGTTATGGAGTCGCCAGCAAACGCAAGTAAAACCAACTCATTTTCTTTCCACGTGCCTTGTGGTTTCCTCCAGTCAGGTCAAATGGTAAATCTTCGTCAAGATGCCTTTGGTGGAGTTCAGATAGAATTCTTACTTCAACCTGATGTAAATGTATTGTATGCTACAAATGGATCTTCATTAAATGTTGAAGATGCCCACTACCAATTATCCAACCTGAAACTTACATGTGAAGTAATGGACATTCCTGGTGGATCGCCACCCGAAGCATCTGGTGTATATGAATTCAATACGATTACTTCATTGTATACATCTATTAATTCAACTAATGCGCAACTCCAATACAATCTTGCGCTCCGTAATGTTCTAACAGCATTTATGACATTCTGTCCTGTATCGCATATTAATACCATTACTGCGGATAGCACACCAACTACTTATCCTCAAGGTAAGACAAGTGTAACTGATATTGCTGAAATCAAGAGAGTTCAGTTCCTCAAAGGTGGTGCTAAATATCCTGCTGACTTTGATTTCGTGAATAACTTTGTTACTGATGCGAATGTAACTCTACCTGATCCGCAGATTGTAAAGGGATTGTATGATGCTATTGTTCCTGAAGGATCAATGGGTAAGTATGCTATATCGCCAGTCAATATGAACAGAGAATACAACTTGACTACTTCTAGTGCTGAAAATTCTTACTCTAACATCGCGGAAGGTGGATCTGTTATGGCACTAGGTGTCCGCTATGGTATTGGTGGAGCAGGTGAAGACTTTTCTACGGAGCAGTTTGGTGTATCCATTGATAGCGAGAAACTCGTAGATAGTCCTACTGGTGTATACATATTTATTAAGGCAAAAGCACAATTGGTATACTCGCCGAATGGAGTTCAGTTAATTCAATAATTTTATTTTCTAATGTTAACACAAATTTTTATCCTACATATGATAATTTTAATATGTCAAGTTATCATAAACATGGACGTAGATAGTGGAAGCGTTACCCCGACTAATGATACTATTCCAAACTTTATTAAATTAGATCAAATCCCTGTGAACTATATTCAGCAGGTTGAAACCGATTTACTTGAACCCGTCGTATTCAATCAGGGTGGTGTTGCCACCGATGGATTCGCGCGATTTACCTTACAGAACAAAGGATTCCTTCATTCGCACTCAAAGTTATTCCTTTCATTACAACCAGCATCGGGTGTTACTGACGGATACCTTCCACCACATGTAGGTATCGGGCAAGTTATTAAGAAAGCAGTATTCAAGGTTGGTAATAAGGTCTTGAATGAATTAGATGAATGGGCAGGTCTATTTGCTGTCAAATCAACTTTAATTACCAATGAAGTTAATTTAGAACGTGAACAATACACCACTGGTCGTGTATTCAATAAAGGATTCGCATACAATGATGGATCTAATGTAAATGCTTCATCAGTCTTACTTGACAATGGTATGGAACCCGACTCTGCTAATGATGTTGAAAGTCCTAACTGGGCGAAGTTTACTCATGTATCAGAGAACGATTGTCCTACATATCAGTTAGATTTAAGTGATCTATTCCCTTTCCTTAAGGTTAACCAACTCCCATTATACATGATGGACGAAGCAATCAATATTGAACTTACTTTCCAACCTACCAGATACTATCGTCTTCAAGTTGCCCAAGGTCAGGCAACAAACATTGAAATGAACATTATTCGTAATGATCTTAAGTTCTGCGCGGATTACATCTTCTACGGAGCAACGGATCAAATGGAAAGATACAAGCAGGCAAATCAAGATATGTCATTTACCTTTGTTGATTATCGTGTCGTAGAACACACCACGAATTCTACTAAACTGGCATCTGGTATTATTCAAAATCTTGGTATGGCAAATCGTCAAGTTCCAAGAGTTCTTGTTACATTCCCAGTCAATCCTGCTACTTACAATGAAGATAGTATCCTCGGTCAATATGTATCCCGTTGCCCTGAAGTGAATGCTTCTGGTAATAAAATACAGGATACTGAATACAATATCCGTTACAATGATCGTTATGAGTTTACGAGTGATATTGATAATACTGCTCGCCTTATGTCAACCTTTACGGAAAGTGAAGGAGTCCCGTATGTTTCAAGAAGTGATTTCAGCGATGAAGGTGTATATGGTAAATACAGCGATGTAGTAAAATACAATGGTCGTGTCTTGGGTAATGCTCCTGGACTTGGTCCTGGTGGATCTGTTCAAGGACACTTCTTCAACCTTGGAACGAAACTAACCAATGGTCGTGTAGGTCAAAGAGGTATTGAACTTCATATCAAGGGTGGTTGGTCTTCGGTTGTTCCCGTAGATAAACTCCGTGTATACTGCGAATACATGCGTATCGCTAGACTACGAAATGGTATGATGGAAATATTTAATGCTTAAATCATTTAAGAATAATAATCTAGTATTATGTAAAAGATGGAAAAGATTAATACCGATAACGTTTCTAAATTAATTCAGGCATATCGCCCAAATCTAAAAGAGAACTCATTGAAGCAATATGCCTTTCATTTGACTAAATTGAAATCATTATTTGAGGATAATAATTTCAACTTTCTAAACAATCCTGACAAAGTTATGGATAAAATAAAAAACAATGCGTATACTTCCAAACGCAATACATTGAACTCAATAATTATCATATTGAGATCTGTGAATGAAAAGGATACATTAATAGACCAATACGTCGCAAAGCGCGATGAATTTAATGAGCAGTATGCTGATGAACAAGCAAATGGTGTCATATCAGATAAACAAAAGGATAATTTTATTAGTGTTGATGAATTTACAAATATGTTGAAGCAAATGGATTGTGATATCAAGCACAATAAATTGAAAAAAAAAGGTGCTGATAAATTATCCTCCACAGAACGTGAACTACTAATGGTCTATACAATGTTCAGTATATTGATTGAATATCCTACTCGTAATGATATGGCAGGTATGAAGTATATTAATAAATCAATGTATAATAAACTAACTGAACAAGATAAAAAGGATAATAATTATATTGTAACGGATCGTAGTAGTCTTATGATGATATTAAATCAATACAAGACTGCTGCGAAGTATGGAGAGAAGAAGATCCCAATATCTAAACCAGTTGAGAAGATCATACGAATGTATATAAGATCAACAGGTATTAATGTAGGAGATACTTTATTTGTGAAGCGTGATGGAGAACCACTAACTCGTAATGGTGTGTCAAAGGTATTGATAAAGATGTCGCAGAAGTATATTAAAAAAAATATATCTACTACTATGATTAGGAAGATCGTTGTAAGTCATAAGTTCGCTAAACTAAAGGAAGAACAGAAGGATATGGCATATGTAATGTGCCACGATGTTAATACGCAAAATGCTGTTTATGTGAAGTCTAATTCATAATAACACGATCGCCCTTTGACTTGCGTGCGGGTTTGCCCGCCACCATTGGTTGAATGCCCCCGATGTTACTCATATGGCGCGCCGCGATGAGTTTCTTGACCTCCTGCTTTGTGATCTTGTATCCCTTTTTGTGGTCGTGCTTACTATCGGGCATACCGAATGAACAGGACAATCCTTTGCCCTGTTCTGCCCTGCGGTTCATAGTGCGCAGACCCTTTGAATACTTACCGCGACCCATTGCGTTTGAGAGTAGTTGCGAGTGTTCGTAGTTATGAGTTATTTGTTTTGATATGTTCTTACGAAACAATCTTTCAAATTTTGGGAAAAAGACCTCCTGATGTGTTCATAAAAAAAATTACCTAATCTATGACTACCTATCTACCTATCTAGTTCTTTTTTGTCTATTGATCCTGAGCGCACACTTCCAGGAAGTCGTATACACTTTCTTCGCACACATGATACTCGGGAACCAGTGTCCAGATCCTTGAGCGCAGACCCCAACCCGCAAAGGGTGGAAGTTCGCTTCCATCAGGATTAGTATCGTATTTGTCGGGGTCTTCAAACAACAGGTGGTAGTAGGGAACTGCGGGACCTTCGGCGCCGTGGAACACAGGATTTCCAGTGTGTTCGGGGGTTTCCAGGAACATCCCGTGCGTGGACTTGATATCGTCCAGTGCGGCGGCGAACATGCGCTGGTGGGTTGACATGGTCATACTCGCGATTTGACTGGTGTGGGCGTTTGACTCTTGTTGACTGGTAAGATCAGTTTGTTTGTTTTGATATGTCTTCCAGAAACAAAGTTTCAAATTTTGGGAAAAAGATCTAGGAACATCAGGTCTTGTCATTAATCCTGTCTTGTGCGTATAAATAGATTAATTAAACAATTAATCTA